ATCTATATAAGGGTCTCTCTACATTTGCGGTCGAAATGAGCGAACTTCGCGTCATATTAAAAAATGCCGATAAAAATAGTCTTATTCTTGGCGATGAATTATGTTCGGGAACCGAAACACGAAGCGCACTCAGTATTTTTGTTGCGGGATTGGCTGATTTGCGGGACAAAGCGGCATCATTTATTTTTGCAACGCATTTTCACGAGATTGTGAATTATGAGGAAATTGCGAATATAGAACTGAAACATATGTCGGTTTTTTATGATCGACATTCGGATTGTCTAGTATATGACCGTTTATTGAAAGACGGTCCTGGAAATGATATGTATGGTCTAGAGGTTTGCAAGTCTCTCCATCTTCCAACCGATTTCTTAGATAAGGCGTTTCTTATAAGAAACAAATATTTCCCAGAAAAACGAGGAATCCTGGATCAAGTACAAACACGATATAATGCGCAAAAAATTCGCGGAATGTGTGAAATGTGTAATTGTGCAATGAGCACCGAAACACATCATTTGGAGATGCAATCTAATTCGGATGAACAAGGGTTCATCGAAGGAACATCATTCCATAAAAATCATAAGGCCAATTTGATGGCGCTTTGTGAAGAGTGTCATAATAGAATGCATAAAGCCGATGATGAAATTAGTGCAATTACTGAACCGACGATTGCTGATAATTCACCACCTAAGAAAACAAAGACGGTTACCAAAAAAGTGGTTCGTAAGAAGACTACAAAGGGTTATTCCGTATTTGTAGAGGATTCCGAATAAATTATGGTTGTTGTTGTAATTCATAACGCACTTCCATCAAAATCGTATCGGGCTCCGCCTCTTTGCCTTGTTCATAATGCACAAGCTTGGCTTTATGCGTATTCAATAGAACCCGGCGTAAATTTTCGTTTTGACTGAATTTTGCAAAAACCGCTTCTTTGCGCGATGTTTTGTGCATTCCTTCGTAAAAGTGCGGGTTGATCTTTGTCTTTTCATCCTTTTGCGCGGTTTTCTTTGCTTCTGCAACGTCAGTTGATATTTTGGTTCCCGAATCAAGTGCAAATGACGCATATATATCTGGATACCCCTTTTCAAATTTAGATGCCTGGTAATAATGTTCTACACTTTGCCATCGCTTGTTTTTCAAATGGAATGTTGTGTTATATTCGTCATCCAACATTCGGCGCCAACCTTTTATCTTACGCAAATCAATAAATGTCTTTAAATCTTTCTCACCAACCTTCTCGCCACTCCCTTTTCCAGGCGCGTGGTCAGCAGACGATTTATTATAAAATTGGAAAACTGTATCATTCTCATATAAATTACTATATTCTTTCAAATAGTCTTCCTCCTTCTCTGTAGGTATTTTAACGCCCAATTTATGTTGGAAATCACGGAATTTGGAAATATATTGGAATGCTCCTGAATTGCGCTCAATGCATTTATTTACTATTAATATCTTGATGGAATATGGTAGTTCGGTAAAGCGGAAAATGCCGGCATTCTTATAAGTAATAAGACGGTAATGATTGCCGGTATGCGAAGCAATAATATAATAATCGGGGTTTGTAATCGCATCGCCTTCGGATGTGTATCCGCTTATACATTTCATAACTGAGTTTGTATCCCCTGCCTTGAAATTTTCCTCGGACAAAATAATCATCTTAATATTTAAGGACTTCTCTATTATTGATATCGCCATCTCATCTGCCCAATAAGAAGATTGCTTTATTGCATTCTTGAAATCTTCGAGACTATCAACTCCTTTCATAAACCGATATTTTGTAAGATCATCTTCCAATAATTGTTTGTCTTCTGCGCCTTTTTTGTATTCTGCTAAATTCTGTTTTGCTTGTTTCAACATCTCCTCTATTTCTGCTTTATTTCCTGATTTCTTAATGCGTTTCTTATATTCGGCATTTGATTTTACACTATCGCGCATTTTATTTTCCAAATCAGCCAATTCGCCAATAAATGCAAAATACATTGATTTATAATTTTCCATATGGTCTTCATTCACTTCGTCGGCTACCAATTCACGCAATCTCGTCACACTTGTTTTGTATCCAATTCGTGCAAATGCCTCGCGGATAACCGCGAAAAAACAATCTCCGTTTGCCTCTACATCTACGATTCGATAATAGTCATTTTTCATAAATTTTTTTATCCAACTTTCGGAATGGGATGGATTATATTCGGATTTTGCTAATTCGTCATCTTTCTTTGTCTCTTCTGGTAAAGGCTCTTGGCCTGGATGACTTGAATCTATTTCAAAAATACCTGGACGTTTTACCGTGTGATCTATTGTTTCCGTCTTAATATGCAGTTTTGTTGGATCATCTTCGTCTTCGTCTACTTTTGATGCCTCTTTGTCGTCTTTTGATTCCTCTTTTTCCGATTCATCGTCTTTTGATTCTTTTGATTCCTCTTTTTCATATTTATTCAGAAAACGCTTATTTACAAATCCATAAAGATTCAATTTCAAATTTTTATCATCCAATAAATCAATATCATCCAAATTTAGATCGCCATTTTCATCCATATATGCCGGATCCAATTCATATTTGGGAAACAATTCAAACACTCCAATTTGAGCCTTTACCTTGTCGCCCGATACTAAATATATCGGAAAATATGCAACCATTTTATCCCCGGTACCTTTGTATTTGCGTTTACCAACAGTCAATTCAACATCTTTATCAAATAAAATGAAATCATAAACCAATACAGACATCCCCTTATCAACATCCTCTATTGTCTTCCTTTCTTCATATTGAATAGAATCTAACAATTTTGATTTTATATATTTTTTCTTGTCGGCCATTCTATACTATATCCGTGTTTGTTATTTTCATAGAAAATAAAAAACAAATTTTACCCAATCACACAACCTTTATTTTCCAATCAAATCCATATACTTGAACTTTGATCTTGGTGGTAATCCGGGCTTCTCTCCAGTCTTATATCCGCTCATCTTTCTAAACCACGGCAAATAAGTTTCATACAGTTCTGTATTATTGCGAAATGCACTAAATATGATTACGATGCTCTCACTCAATTCTTCCACTTCCTTTTGTCTCGATTTAATCTCAATCGCACTATCAATTTGCGCGACCATCGTCTCGATAAGCTTAAGAAGACTGCTGTGTGTAAATACAGTCATTTCAGTGCTTACTAATTTACAAAGGAAACTAGTGATATTCTTTCGCTTTGTATTCTTCGCCGTAAATTCACAAAATTCATCATAATTCTCCGAATCTACATCAACAATGTTTTTCATAGACTCTTCGTATTCTGAAATATTGCTGGCGATCAATGTATTGATCTCGTCAGGAAAGACTTCATACAATTTGTTCCAGACATTTATATACGTATTCATATACGTTGTGTTTGAAATCGTAATCGTATAAATAATATTGAGCGCCTTCACCATATCGTCTTCGTTATCACCCAATTCACTAAACTTCTCGCAAATCTCAGGAATTTTCGTCGCCTGATTCGTCTCGGTCAGTTTATTCATAAGTGTGCGAATCTCACTAATAATTGCATCATTATTCTCAAGCTCCGCAAATTTGGATACTTTAAATCCAGTTGCCGATTTCCACCCCTCTTTGGCCTTCTTTGCCTTGTAGTATTTGTCTCCTCTGTACTCGGTATCTTTTTGCGGTCTTGTGTTATTTGTTTGGGCGTGTTGAGTCGCCACATTATTATATTGATTCACAAACGTCGATGTTTCGGTCGGCACACCAATGATTTCGCAAAGGTTTTTAATCACACTTAATGTTTCACTAGACAAAACAGACTTTTCTGATACAATATTCATCTTATTGCTCAATGCAATAGTTTCAAAGTCCTTTAATGTGTAGCAGTAATCCATTTTCTTTATTATAGAATTTATTGTTTATATTATCTTTGTTTATAATATTTTTTGATTTTAACGCCATTCAATTTTACCAAGACAACACATTTGTTCACGTTTATTATTATGTTTCACAAACAATTTAAAGATTTTTATAGATGTTATATTATATATTTAAACAATGCAAGAATACAATGAAAACACAATTATTAATGAATGGGCTGATCTATCTATATCTGACCATTTGTTGCGAGGTATTTTCTCATATGGATTTGAAAAACCGAGTCATATTCAGCAAAAAGCCATTTATCCAATTTTATGTGGACGTGATGTAGTCGCGCAGGCTCAGTCCGGAACTGGAAAAACCGCCGCTTTCACCGTGGGTGCTCTATCTAAAGTTGATTGTTCTATTTCTGAGACGCAAGCCATTATTCTCGCACCCACTCACGAGTTGTCGAATCAAATTTCCACTGTTTGCACCAGCATCGGCAGTTCTATTGAAGGTTTGTGTGTTAAGAGTTTTATGGGCGGAAGTCCGGTATCCGTCGATCAACAGTCGTGCTTAGAGCGTGTTCCTCACGTTGTGGTTGGATGTCCCGGTCGCGTTTTTGATTTGATTCGACGAGGCATTATTCGCTCTCAACATATTAAAATATTGGTACTTGACGAGACAGACGAAATGTTATCCAAGGGGTTCAAAGATCAAGTCCGCAATATTTTCCAATATTTATCCGAGAACATCCAAGTCGCCATATTTAGTGCAACATATTCGCCCGAAGTGCGCGAATTGATACCGCGATTTATGCGAAATCCGGTCAATATCGAAGTCCGTGCGGAGCAACTAACTTTAGAGGGAATCAAACAATATTATGTTTCGCTCAATAATGATGGACACAAGTTTGATTGCTTGAAGCATCTTGTTGGAATGGTTAATATTAATTGCTGCATTATTTATTGCAATACGGTTTCGAGAGTTGAGGAATTAACTCACGCTATGCGGGCTGATGGATTCGCGGTGGGTTGTATCCATAGAAATATGGACAAAGCACAAAGAACCAGTGTTATTAGCGATTTTAGAAAGGGTCTTATCCGTTTCTTGATTTCCACAAATATCACCGCAAGAGGCCTCGATGTTCAGCAAGTTAGTCTTGTAATTAATTTTGATTTAGATAGAGAGGTGCATACATATTTACACAGAATTGGACGAAGTGGTCGTTGGGGGCGAAAGGGAACTGCGATTAATTTCATCACACAACGCGACTTTTATAATCTAAGAAATATTGAGAATTATTACCATACTCAAATCACGCCTCTCCCCGAAAATTGGGCTTAAACCCTTATGCGGAAACTTATAAAATTTTACATATATTATTATTTTATCAATATGGAAAATAAAATAATAAACACTACTGAAGACAAAGTTCCTTTAAAATCTAATTTATTCAAGCTTCCGATTGAATATTTATCGCCAAATGCAATTCACGAGTTGTCTCCCATTGTCGTCTCTGATTTAGAATTGGTGGATTCCAATAATCAATCTATGTATGATATTTTGTTGAAACCCAAATCCGCTTTTTCGAAATCGATGGTTGAGAAATGGTCCAAATCTTATACTAGTGATGCCGCATTCTTAAAAGAAACCCAGCAAGTCATTGCGAATGTTACTTCACATACTACTTCTGATCTGGACAAAATTACTACCGTTTGGAAAGATCTGTATGAAACACCCGAATTCTACGATCGATATGGGTTTATTGATTTCAAACCTTTACATAGCATTAATCAAATGTCCGGGTTCCTCGGCTGTTGGACAATAATTAATCTCCTATCACCTCTATTATCTCTTTTTCTCCCTCTCATATTCTTAATTGCACCATTTGTATTGCTGAAAATACAGGGTGTGCCCATTGATTTTACAACATACTTGAATGTACTTAAATCTATTGCGAAAAATCACGCCATCGGCAAGCTTCTCACATCATTTGATGAATTCTCTTTTAATAATCTCATTTATATTATTTTTACGCTCGCATTGTATGGTCTCCAAATGTATCAAAATACCAAAGCATGTATTCGATTCTATAAAAATATTTTCAGCGTCAATAATAATTTGATTTCGTTGAAGGAATTTATTGAAGAATCCATCTACAATATGGAGGCGCATTTGTCTAAAAATAGCAAGCTTTCCAAATATCAAGGATTTAACGGTGATTTGGCGTCGCATTTGAATGTTTTGCGGAATATCCGCGATGAGTTTTGCGATATAAAACCGTTCACATTCGGTTTCAGCAAATGTTTTGAAGTCGGATATTTGCTCAAATGCTACTATATTATGCACGTTATACCCGAATATAAAGATGCGTTACAATATGCAATGGGATTCAGTGCATTTTCAGAAGGCCTGGCCAATATTCACGAATTTATTGGAAACGGCATCAATTTTGGCGATTTTTCAAATGAGAAAACCACGTTTGTTAATCAAATATATCCGTCCCACGCGAATAATGGCGTAGCGAATACGATTAACTTGGATAAAAATCTGGTTATTACTGGTCCAAATGGAAGCGGTAAAACGAGTCAACTTAAATCCACCGCTATTAATATTATCTTTACCCAACAATTTGGCGTGGGATTTTACGACAGCTGTGTTTTGACGCCATACACGCATATTCATAGTTATTTAAATATCCCGGATACCAGCGGTCGCGACAGTTTGTTCCAAGCAGAGGCGCGTCGATGTAAAGAAATATTGGACATTATAGAGATGCCGTCATTGGAAAATGCGCGTCATTTTGCAATATTCGATGAATTGTTTTCAGGAACGAACGCCGAAGAAGCCACCAATGCCTCATATGCATTCCTCAAATATTTACAAAGAAAACAGAATGTTGATTTTATACTTACAACACATTTTGAGAAATTGTGCAAACGTATTAAGAAATCCAAAAATATGCGCATAGCCAACTTTAAGATGGAGGCATTTGTTAGCGGAAACGACATTCAATTCACATATAAATTGAAAGACGGATATTCGAAAATCAAGGGGGCGAAATTAATCCTTATTCAAATGGGGTTTCCGAATGAGATTATTAGTGCTATGTGAGCACGCCTTTATTGGTGCATAATATATCTATTATATTTTATGCATAAATTGTTTTCGCCATAAATTTTTATCTCTATAATTTATATTATGGACATTGAAAATAATGTTTTACAAATTACCAAAGACCAATTAGATCGAAATATGTATGGTATCTATTCTGTCGATTTAGGTGACGGCACATTCTATATTGGAGAAATTGCACACGGCAAACGGAATGGAAAGGGTAGACTTGTTGAAAATGATACAATTTTATACGATGGTATATGGATTGAAGATGAAAAATTAGATGATATTGCTCTTCCCAATGAATTACAGTCAACACCTGATTTGTCTACATGTCAGAAATTAAATTTTATTATTAAACAAAAGACTATTAAATCGAAAACACAAAAGGCTATAAAACCAAAAAATTTTGAATTTGAATATTATATACCTTTTGTTAATAAACACGATTTACATAATCTAAATACGGCAATTACAAAATCTATCAATCAAACAGATTTGGGAAATGGTGGTATATATGTAAAGATAAATAATACCGAATGTGACTTAATCAAATGTGTCGAACAAGCAAATAATATAAATAATTTGGCCAAATATATTACGAATTTGGATTTTGTTTGCAGCAGTTGCAACGTATTTAATAGAGGCTGGAGCTGTTGTGGGCAATTTGCGCCGTTTATGTATATGTATTATTTTTTATTATTTGATGGTAATTACGACAAATATCACAACGAATTTGACCAATCTAATTTGGGAAAACCATCGCAAATATATAATATCACAGCCGTATTCTACAAATTATTTTCCAGTTATGCAATGTATAATGATATCTATGACGAAACGCGAAATAATATTGCTGATCTCTATGGGATTGATGCAGATATCCCAAATATTGAGGATAATTTTGATTATTGGGTAATAAAATATAATGATGATAATTTTTACCAAACCGACAAATCCCAATTCACTTTCAAAGTAAACACGCCTTATATGATTATGATTTGCAATGATGAATATATTAGTCATTATGCATTTGTTTATAGATGCGGTAATTATATCATTACTTGCGACTCATGGGCTGGCGATGCTGCCGATAGATTTCCTATAACACGAATTATAAAATATGATGATTTTATCAATTGCATTATTACTTTGAACAAATTATATGAAAAAATACGTCGAGGCAAAAAAACTGTTGATTATGATTTTATATTATACAATTTTATTATTGATGCCTTATTTGTTGTACCATATTCTATGAAGGAAATTGAAGAGAATTATCAAGGTGTTATATTGACTGGACATACATCATATATTTCAGTGGTTGATCCTGAAAAAACATCCCAAATCTTTGATAATTTTAAAAAGAATTCTTCGCATTTTAATATGTATTTGACTCTTGGTGGTCGAAAAGATAATCATCGAAAAGCGAATCATATGAAGGCTAATAAGACATTGGGTCGTAAGAAGAGCAATAAACGCAAGACTATGAAAAAATCAAAATAAAACATTATTTTTTAGGCTGATACAAAAATGCGCGCATCATCTCTATTATTTTCTGTTTTTCTTGTTCCGGATCATTTGTCGATATATTGGCTTGACTATCAAATAGTATACGCGATTCAGGTTCAGGATGTTTCTTTGATAATTGCGATGGAATAATAACAATACCTGTTCCTACGCCTTTGGACTTTTCAAATGACCCCACTGCGGGTGATTTAATTGTATAATTCTGATCATGAACATTATTGTTTACTGCTGATTTTCTGGTGAGAATAAACGTGTCTGGTGTTTCGGCACAAATAAATGCTACATCTGTTGTTGGAGATATCCGATTTGACTTCTCTTCTTTTTCTATGTAGGTAATCAGGTTTTCGATATGAACACAACTATCGTTTTCGCATACAATAATATAATTGAATGATGTATCAACCAACATATTGTATGCGATTTTTACTTGTCTTCCTAGAGGATTATAGATTTTACTAATATTGTCTCTAAAAATTACAACTAGTCCGTTCATCACTATAAACAATACTATTATTTTTGATTGTATTGTTTTACGTATTTATTCATTGCGAATGCTGGATTTATTATACAACTCATTCATCAAAACAAGCGCCTCTTCTTTGTCCAGTTTGGAATTCTTGATTATATTGCGAATAATTTTCTGTGTATTTGCATTTTGCTCATAATCCGAACTGCCTCCTACAAGATTCCGTACCAATTTTATATATTCCAAGTTCTTCTTCGGATTCGTATTGTAGTCCGGATTATCGTCTTTCCATTGTTTAATTTGCATATAATTGCGATTTGTTAATGTTTCTATGGCCTTTTCTGCAATCGTGTTTGACTCGTCGTGTTGCCATTTGTTTTCGTTTTTCACATAAATTATTTCGCGTTTTACATCGGTGCAATGTAGAGGACGCATGGTTAAATCCAATTTGTTGAATTCTTTATTGAATATGGCGGATATTGCATCAGCGTAGCCGACTTTGCTATGTAATAACAGGTCTTCCATTTGGAGTTTTATGTTTTTCACGAAATCGATCAAGTTCATTGCGTTTTTGCATTGTTCGTTGAGGAAAATATTGAGGTTGAATTTTTGTTTTATGTTTTGGTTTGTATTTGTTTGGAGAGCGGCCGTTTCGGTCACTGTGGCGTTTGTTTTGGCGAGGGCTAGACAGATTTCCATTATTTTTTGCATTTGATCTCCGTGCTGAGCCATCATTTTGTTTATTTGAACAATTTGGGTATCTTCTGTTTTTTTTTCGTGTTTTCTTAGGCGTGTCCATTTACCTGATTCGTAATATCCTTCTTTGCACGATATTATTTCGCGATGGTTGATTTCTGGATCGGCATTATTTACATTTATTGCATTGTTTTTAAAGATTGTTTTTTTGATGGATTCTGTTGTGCGTTGATTTGAAAAACGTATAAACCCTTTTATTGTAGAGTCTTCCACGTAAAATGCTATATATTCACATAGACTTTCGTTTTTTAATTCCTTCAAATAATTGATTGTTTGATCGTCTTTT